ATATCAGGATTTTTATTCAAAATAATTTTTATTAATTCTAGATTTTGCTTTTGAACTGCTATATTTAACAAATTATTTCCATCTTGATTTATTACATCTAGATTAGCATTATAATCTAATAACAAATTAATAATTCTATAATTTTCATTTCTTAAAGCATACATTATCGCAGTATTGCCAAAATTATCTACCATATCTATATTACCGACATTATCTAACAACAACTTGACAATATCATATTGCCCATTTTCACAAGCAATCATTAATGCAGTAACATTATTTGAATCATTAAACTCAATATCCTCCTCCATATCAAATTCATTTAACAAATTATTATAATTATCATTTGTAAAATTAATTTTATAAACTATATTATCATCAGTTATAAAATTAATATTATTATCATCAGTTGTTATTTCATCTTGATTTGTATTTTGATATTCATTATCATTTTTATATATTAGGTAATTTATTTTAAAAATTGTTTCAAAATCTTTATATAAATATAGAGTATCAATAAATTTCAAATATATTTTATCAGCTACATACCATTTAATATTAATATTTTTAACATTTTTTTTATTTTTTAAAAATAAGCATTTATTAATTTTTTTATTTAAAATTAGATCTTTAGAAAATTTAATAAATGATTCATTAAAATTATGTATTTTTAAAAATTTAGATTTTTGTACTATAATATTTCCATCAACATATGTATACTTTATAATTATTTCAACATAATTATTAATATCCATATTCTCTAATAATACATATTCTTTATCATTAATTACTTTATAAAGATTAGTTTTGAAAATATTTTTATTATTATAAAAACACCAATTAATACTTTTACTAATTAAATTTCTTTTAACAACTTCGCTATCATCTAATTCTAATTGATTCCATTTATTAGGATTAATATTTATTTTTATTTTTTTTTCATCTATAGATTTTACAATTTCTAGTTCAGATGATAAATTTATATTAGTATCATCTTTATAATATATTATTGCATTTAATTTTATAATATTATTTAATAATTTATTTGATAAAAATAAATTATTATTTTTACTCAAATATTTAAATTTTAAATTTTCATAAGGTATAAAATAATTATACAATTCTAATAAATAATAATTATTATAATTATTATCTTTTATAAAAAAATTTCCATTTAAATTATTAAATTTATTATTAGTAAATTTAATAATATCTGAATATACAATTTCTATAGAATTCATTATTATATATTGATCAATTAATATCTAATTTATATATTTTTCAATTTTTTAAATATATAAATTACTAAATTTATTATCACATTCTATAATATTATTTAAATAATCTATTTCATTTATTAAATTTTCTGATTCTCTCTTCTCAAACAAAAATTTATGAAATGCTGCTGTTGTTACTTTCTTGGATTTTAATAAACAATATAAATCATCAAATTTATTATCCTTAAAATAACTATCATACATTTCTTTCAATTGATTTTTTTTTCCATAACTTAACTCCATAATAAAATCAATTCTACCTGGTCTTAGAAAAGCATCATCTAATCTTTCTTTATGATTAGTTGTTATAAACGTTAATAATCTATGTTTACAAGAAAATCCATCCAAACAATTTAATACTGTACTAAAACTAATATTCGCATTGTCTTTGTTAAATAATCTATCTATATCCTCCAATAATAATAAAGCATTGTCTGGTAACTTACTTATCAAATTTATAAATATACTATCATTCATATCTGAACTAAAATTTACATTGTAAATATCTAAATTAAATTTAGATGCAATACATTGTATTAAACTAGTTTTTCCTGTTCCTGGAGGACCATGTAAAAGATAATTCCTCTTATATGTAAAACCTCTCTCATGATAAACACTCTCCTCACTAAAAAATTTTGTTAAATCATCTATTATTTCATCCTTATTATCTAAAAATATTGTATTTAATAATCTTTTCCTCTTATTATAATTCTTACTCCAGTAACCTTTACTACTTGTAAATATTCTAAAAAAATCTTTTAACTTTTTATTATTTTTAGTATTCATCTTAATTAATAGATTCTTTATTGCTTCTACATTTTTCTCCTTCTCTACATAATGACTACACTCTATCTCTAAAATCCTTTTTTTATCAATTGTTTGTCCTAATTCCATATACTCTCCCTCTGTATAATAATTAACTTTATAATTTACATCATCTATAATATAATCATATTTCCCATAATATGGTAAAAGTTTTACTTCATCAATATCATCATCATTTTTTGAAATATTTGAAAATTCGAATTGATTAGAATAATCTGAAAAAATAGTTAATAAATATTCTTGTTCTACTATACTAAGTAAGAATATATCTATAGTAACTGTAATTGTATTTTTACTCATTTTCTTATGTATATAAAATTAGAAGTATAAAATATTATTTTCAATTTTATATATATGAAGAATATTTATTCAACAAAAGGAATTATGTTATTTATATTAACAGGTTTTTTATTTACAGTAACTAATCATGTTAAAAGTGATTATATATCATACATTGGTTTAAAACAAATAGATGGATTATATAATTTAGGACCAATATTAGTTAAGAAAAAATTTGTATTTGGAATTGTTTTTAGTATAATATTAACTGTATTTCATATGGGATTTTCATTTACTGGATTATTAGAAAATCTAATTAATTTAAATTAATTATATATAAATATATAGGTTATATACAAATTACTAACTTCTTGTTCATGTTTCTCTAAATTAAATTTACTGTCATATCTATCTAAAAATTTTGTGTACTCAGATACAGAAAATCCACTATTTATAAATTTATTTATAATATAATCCTGTTCTATTATAAATTCTGGAATGATATTATCTAATCCTGTTACTCCTTTAAAATAAACATTTATTTTTTTAAACTTATCATTATCATTGTACATCTTCTCTAAATAAAAAACATCTTCATCACATCTTTTTACAATATACTTACTTTTATCTTTCAACCTATCCTTTACTAAATTACCATTTAAAGTATGAACTATAACCTTTGTACCCTTTTTTGAAAATTCAGTAATATTTTTTATTACAATATCTATCTTATCTATCATATAATGCAAACTAAAATGAAATGTTATACAATCAACTTTAATACCTTTCATTTTTATAAGTTTTTTTTTACTATCTTCATCTAAACCTGCACTACCATCAGACCATTTTTTTTCTCCAACTGCTCTTACAAAAGTTACTTTATTTTTTATAAAATTATCTTTTGTTTGTTTATTAAGACTAATTTTATATAATTCTTGAGAGGGTTCTAAAGAGTAAACGTGTTTTATGTCAAGTTGTTTCCAAAATTTTAAATCTTTTAAATCAGATGAGCCTATATCGATAATTATATTACAATTACAATATTTTTTTAAGTAAAATAATTTTATATATTGATGATATTTTCTTAAATTATCAAAAATATTTAATCGATTTACTCTAGTATATTTATCATATGCTTTATTAGATTCATAAACAAATAATTTTTTTATATCACTTTCACTAACTATGATTTTGTGCCACCATTTTAATCTTTGTACAATTTTTGTTATAATAATATCATAATCTTCTTTCTCTAAAAATTTAATCCAACCAGCTCTCATTTGTAATTTATTTACTGTTAAAGGAAAATTTACTTTATAATTATTAAACTTATATAATGCATATATATCCGTATACGCATTAAAACTATTCCTTTTTAATAATCTTTGAAATTCTAATTCTATTGAAATAAACTTTACCCCATACAAATAAAAAAAATACTTACTATCAAAAAATATTTCTTCTATAGATTTAGCATTTACTGATTTAACCCATTCAATACCAAGAGCATAAGTCGCCCAATAATTATAACTTTTATCTTTATGTTTCCACCATAAATTATTTTTTTTTAATATTCTTGGATCCAAATTATTTTTACCCATAAGATTCGTAATATCTACTATTTTTTTATTATCCATTTTGTTATAAATCATAATATCAACATCTTCAGCAGTAGTACATCCAATAACAAATAAAACCATAGAACTAAGAATAACAGAAGAAAATTGTTGATATTGATTATTTGATTTTAGTAAATTAACGTATCTTTTTAATTCTTCTCTTGAGAATTTTCCTTCTTTAGATTCAAATAATTCGTAAAAGTGTTTAACATTTATATAGTTTAGTATATTAATATTTTCAATTCCAAATAATTGGGTTATATTACATAAATTAATTTTTTTTGGTAAAATATCATAATTATCGTCATTAATAACCACATATAATTCATTTGTATTAATTTTATTATTTATTATAAAATTGTTAGATTTAAGACAATAAATAAAATTTTTAATTTGTAGTTCATTTAGTATTAGTTTTCTAAAATATTTATTTTTAGGTTTATTAAATTTAATACCAAAATTAATTTTATATATAAAAAGATAAATAATAATTCCTGATAATTCATATTGATTTTCTTTTATTTGATAATCTAATTTATTTTTCTTAAAATATTCAATTACCTCATTATAATATTTTATCTTATAAAAACTATTAAATTTTTTAATTGAATTTATAATTTTTTCATTCATAATATACATATGAAAAAATTTTGGAGATTATATTGGAATTGTTTACACTATTTATCATATTTATATAAACCAATTCACAAAAATCAACTTATAAAACTAATTAATAAAATGAAAACTAATGGTATTAAATGTTCTAAATGTAATAATCATTTTAATGAATTTACTAATAATTACAATATTAATAACTATCTTAACAATAAAGAAGACTTGATTAAATATTTTTTAATTTTACATAATAATATTAACAAAAATAACTATTCTATTCAAGATTTAAATAATTTATATATTAATTTTGATGATACCGAATTAAAAAGTTATGGTATTGATATACAATTACTTCTTAATATGAATAAATTAGAAAAATTAATAGATATTATTAATACAACTCTTTACTACAGATTACTTATTGAAGATAATAAACTAAACTAAATAAGAATTTATAATTACTATAATAAAAATTATTGTTGATAAAAATATATTTCCTGGATCATTCTTAATTAAACAAATATCCTTAAATAAATTACTAGATATAGTCATAAACATAAATCCAATTACCATTTTTATTATATCTCCTACTTTCTTAAACTGAAATAATGTATCAATTGTTAATTTTACCATCGGTATACATTTTACTGTATATTCTGTATACAAAAATACTGACATTAATATTAATGCTTTATTAGTTATCTGAGATATTGGAGTTTTTTCACTTTTACACTTATTACTCTCGAATATCATCTCACTTATTAAACCTAATAATAATATTATTGGTCTTAAAAATAATATAGATTTTGAATAATCTTTCAATATACTTATTATAAAAAATAATGCAAATGTTAAAATTATACCATTACTCATATTATAATTAATAAATTAATTTAAATAAATATTATATTTATTATAATATGGATATTCCAAAACTTTCTATATTAAGAAATGATATTAAACAAAAAGCACTAAAAAAAGAAAGAGATAGTATTGATAAAATTATTACTAAAAAAAAACTAAATAGAAAAAATTGGGATCAAGACAAAATTAAAAAATATGAAGATGATCTTACTGAATTAAAAAAATCGAATGATATCTTTATTAAAGAAATGACCAATTTAATTATTGAAAAAACTAATTACGTTCTTAAACAAAACTCAAATGCAAAAGGATTTAAATTAGTTGAACCACATATGTACAAACTTAATTATGGAAAATATAACGGATCACAAATTTATAAAGGTTTTTTTAACAAAGATAAAAATATCTTTTGTAGATTAAAACATTATGAAGCTAATATCGATGAAACACCATTCGATCACTTAAAAAATTTATTCGAAAAACATGGATACTTATTATACGAATACTTGGCTGATAATGGTATTATTTCTATTATGGTAGACTTTAACTAAAAAATTGATATTTAAAATTACTTAAAAATAACAATATATTATTATAAATGTATATACTGTTATTAGTTATCTTAATATTAGTAATCAACGAAGAAAGAAAAAAATATATTTTGGATATTATTAAATTATATTATTTAAAATTAATAGATATTTATTATTTATTTTTAAAACCTAAAAGTAAAATGAATATTTTATATTTAAAACCAGAAAATGAAAGCATAGAATATTTTTATAAAAATCATTCTTCTCATCATGAAGGTGACTCAGGATTAGATTTATTTGTACCAAATGATATTGAAGTAAAATGTTGTGAAACTGTATTTATAGATTTACAAATTAAATGTGAATTATTAGATAAAGAAAATAA